TAATGATCGTACCAGCCCCCACGACCGCGCTAAACGCCAGCTGCGCCCCGTGTGCCAGCCACGTCGCCGCCTGCACCGCCAACAACTGCAACCGGTACGATGCCATCACAATCATCTTCCCCAGCATCGCCACACGGTTCACAGTGAAAACCGTCGTCAACACTCCCACCGCCGTGCTCAATGCACCAATCACACCCCCCAGAACAGTGATTATCGGACCTGCAATCACTGCAGCCCCCACTAGCAGCAATAGCGACCGCATCGCTTCCGGATTCGCCGTCGCCCAAGCTGATACCTGCTCAATCACCGGAACAATCTGCTGAATCAAATCATTTAGCGCCGGCAGTAACGTCGTACCCACGGTAATCGCCAGCCCGCTCACCTGCGACCGCAGCAGGTCGAATTGCGCCGCCGTGGATCCCAGCTGGATCTTCTGCGCCGCACTCGTCGCCCCCCCCAGACCATCCTCAAACGCCGCCAACGCCGCTACCGCGCTGTTATTCCCCAGCGCCGTCACACCGCGCAGCGCCTCCACGCTTCCCAGCGCTCCCGCCATCTCGCTCTGGAATGTCCCGCTCCTCCCCGACAATTCGCGGAAAACCCCATCCAGCCCGTACATCTGGATCGCCGCCGTTCCGCTCTCCACCCCTAGCTCAGATAGCGCCGCCTTCATCCGTTCGTTCGGATTTAGCAGGCTCGTCATCATTGCCGTCAGTTGCGTCCCCGCCTGGCTTGCGCTCATGCCCTGCGTGGTGATGAAACCCATCATCGCGCCCAGGTCATCAAACGAGATCCCCAGGCTGCTTGCTAACCCCGCCGTCATCCCCAGCGCCCCGCCGAATTCGTCCATTGTGCCCACGCCCACGCCCACCGTCCGCGTCAGCACGTCACTCACGTATGCCGCATCCTCCGCGCTGAACCCATACGAGTTCATGACCGCAATCAGCGCATTCGTCGTCCCCCCCAGATCAGCATTCCCTGCCTCAGCCGTAGCGACCGCCGCCTCCAGAATCGCCATGTGCGTGCTGGCATCCGCCACCCCGCCCACAATGTCGTAAAACGCCTCAGCCGCCGCCTGCGGTCCCTGCCGCGATGCTCTCCCGATCCGCAACACCTGCGCATTCAAAGCCGCCATCTCATCCGCAGATAACCCCAGTACTGCCGCAGCATTTGTCATACTGCTCTCAAAATTACCAGCAGCCACCACCGATGCTCCCAGCCCCGCCGCTAGCGGTGCCGTAGCAATCGTAATATTCCGCCCCAGATTCTGCAGCCGCGTCCCCAGATCACCAATCCCGCGGTTCGCGCCCTGTAGCTTCCTCTGCCAGTCAGTATCATCAATTTGCAGCAGACCAAATAAACTCGCTACCTGCGTTGCCATCTACCCTCACCTCCGGCGTCGGCTTCCCGACCACCCTTGTATTTCCTGATTCGCATTGTAGATCGCCAGCACATCCTCTACATCTCTCAGGGGCATCGCGTCAATTTCACTGGGCAACTTGTGCAACAATAATGCCAGTTGCGCCCGCTCTATCCGCTCTTCTTCGTCGCCCTCAAATACCACCGATCCCGGCGACTTCACGTGCATGACGTATGCCCCAGCTAGTTTTTTGAGTCCGCCCTCGCGTCCACCATCGCCCACATCAGCTGCTCGTACTTATCAAACAACACCCAATCCAAACTCGCCGGATCACTCCAATCCAGCTTTTCCGGGGCAGATGCCGCTAACCACTCCCGCGGCACCTCCACCAGCACCTCAGCCAGCAGCTTGTCCCGCTGCGCCTCCAGCCCGTCCAAACGCCCCGTAGCATCAGCGATGCCCACCTGCAGCGTCCGCATCTCCTCCACCGTCAGATCAGCCCGCGCCGGTGTGTTCAGCAAAACCTCGATCTGCATGATCTCGCCATTCACCTGCCGCCATTCACGCATCCACCGCCGCGTCACATCCCCGAAATTAAAACGTACCCTCGCCATCATTAACTCCCGAAGGTATGCCCACCAGCAATCGTGCCCACCGGCGCCGCCGCCTGCTCAAAACGCAACTCCAGCATCTGCTTGCTCTTGTCAATGCTCTGCGTCGGTCCCGTTACACTGGTCAACAACATACTGCCCTCAAATTTTGGCTTTCCAGCACCATTACCCTCCGGACCCCAGACCAAAATCCCGATTGTCCCCGGGATTAGCGCCGCACGATAATTCGCCAGAGCCGACCCGTCATACACCACCATAAAACTCATCGTCGTGTCAACCAGTTTCGCCGCACGCTGCACATGCGTCGCACCAGCACCCGCCGTGATATCCTCTGATTCCACGCTCTGCTCAAAACTGATCTCATCCGTCCAGTACCCGCTCACATTGATACCGGCAAAACTCAAAAATGCGTTATTGCTGTTTCCCGTTGCCATCAAACTGCCTCCATCACAATAATAAACTGATGCCCATCATGATATATCGGTATCGCACCCTCAAAGCGCTCCACCACATGCACCGCCCGATCCGCCGTAATCGTCGTGATCGTCCACCCAGCCGGGTCAATTAACACCCCACTTCGATCCTGCACCCCGTGATCATCCAACCGCTCAACTAACTGCCGCGCACCCTGCAACGAATCCACCAACCGCTCCCCCACACATTTGATCGTCACTACATACGAAGCATCCCGCCTGTCACCCCGCACGTTGTCCTCTCCCCCACTTACCACAAAATACACCACATACGGGCGCACTACCCCGGCAGGCACAACATCCGCATATACCCGCTCACCCCAAATGCCAGCATCCCGCAAATTAGTCGCCAGCATCTCATATAACGCCCCTACACTCATCCTAATCCAGCCTCCCGATATTTACGCGCAACCAGCGCCGCAAACCGCCGCCGCCGCCATTCATCAAACACCGGGCGCACAAACGGACGCGCTTCAATCCGCTCCGTCCCATCCTCTAGGTAAATTCCATACTCCACCCCGTCCTCCACGTGATACACCCCACGCCGCACCCGCCGCACTTTCATGCTCGCCCGCAACGCATCCGTGTCCACATTCGGCGGATAATTCGCCACACTCGCCACATGCACCACCGTCCGCCGCTTATACGCCCTCCCCGGCGGAGATGTGTTGAAACTGCTCACAATATCCCCCAGAATCTCATTCGCCGCGCTCGCCAGAATCTCATCCACCATCCCCGGCGTATCTCGGATCAACGCCTCCAGCTTCGCCGTATCAAGTCCGATAATAGTCATTCTCGCACCCGCACAATCGTCCCCGATGCCTGCAACACATCCGTCAGCGCATCCTCCGCAGAGACCACCGTATACAACGCACCATCCACACGCACCCGCTGATCCGCACGCAAAACAACCCCCATCGGCACAATCAACCGGTACATCTCGCGCATGGTTTCCTGATTGCCACTCTCCACCATCTGCGATCCTGTTCGCCGCTCCTGGATCACACGGCATCGCACATCACTCGCAACTACCTGCCAGCTGTGCAACATCGCTCCATAACCATCCAGCAACATCTGCTCTTGCTCAATTTCACAGCGCTGCGTCAAATAACCATCCGCAATCGCTCGCATTCGCACCACCTGACGCTGATCTACCATTCCTCCGGTGCCTCCGTCTGCCCGCTATCACTGCGATATACCGCCTTCCCCCTCGCACGCACCGCACTAATCCCGAACTGCCGCCGCTTCTCCTGCAATAACACCCGGTACCCCTCCACACTGCGCCGGTTGTCCACCCGCAGCCAGTCCGCCGTAAAATCCGGCTCTGCGCTCAGTCGGGCAATCAGGTTCTGCAACAAAATAATCACCGCCTGCTGATAGCTTCCGCCCTCAGCAATCCCAAACGTGATCTCCTCGTCACTGTACATCGCAGATGATTCCACCGTATCCGCAATGTGAAACCGCACCCGCGTGATATCATTCGGCGAATTCGGCGTATAGGTGAATGTCATCTGCTCACTCCTCTATCAGCAAAGTACACGCCACGCTGCCCGCATCGCCCTGCGCAACACTCACCGTCACATATCCGGCAATCCCCGCCAGATCATACCCGCCCGAAATCGCCGCACCCGCGTCCGTGTCCGTCTGCACCCGTGGATAAAACCAGCCATCCGTATTCGCATTCGTCACCGTCAGCAAAGTCTGCGCCGGAACCCCCGCCGTAATCGTCACGTCTGCCGTATTCGGCTGATCCGTGTAATCCACATGCACCGCTACCACCTTGCCATACAGCGGATAATCACTCACAGCACTACCACTCGCGCTGCCCGCCGCTCCCGCTACCGTCACAACTACTCGATACTGCTGGATCATTTACCACCCCTTTATAAAAAAGGCAGCCCGCAGGCTGCCCTTCCTCACATCTTACGCAACCGCACCATCCGCGCTGATCGGGTACCATACGCAGTAAAATCGCACCACGCCCGCCGTTACGTTCGCCGTCGCCACCGTCAAAATCACGTCCTTACCATCTGCGATAAAGATCGGATCATTCAGTGCCTCAGCGCCCACCGCCGGCGTCGCGTCGCGCCACACGTCCCCATTGTCGATATCGGTGGCAGTTGTCTGCGCGATGATCGCCGCAGTATTCCCCGTCACCCCCACCTCAACAGTCGCCGTCGCGCCCGCCAGATCCACCGAACACACGCCCCACACCACCGCCATCACGGCGCCGGTCACAGTGAACACCGTCGCCGGGTTCCCCGTGCCGTCAAAGTCGCCGATCCCGTTGGTTGTGCCTCCGGCAAAGGTGATCGTCTTTGTCGCAATCTGCCACTGCGGGCGAATGTCCACCCCGTCCACCGTCAGACTGCCCACGCTAATCCCGTTGGGGAAATTTGTCAGTGTCATGCCGCCCCCCTAGCTGGGCTTATGCCCATAAATGAAGCGCCAATCATCGACGCCATAGCTATAGTGCAGCTTCAGCTCATAGATGATCTCAGTGGTCGTCTCATGCACCATCATCACCTGCAGCGGCTCGCGGATGTACCAGTTGCACATCTCGCTGAGCCAAGTATCATCCAGCATGAACCAGGCGTTTGTATCCGTTAAACGCTGCCAGCTAATCACCGAAAAACGCCCCGCCTGCGGATTGATCGCATTGTTCGCACTCGCCGGATCAAGATTGCTATTCGCAATCTCCAGTGCCGTGTCCTCAAGCTCCGGCGGAACCAACAGCGCATTCGGCGTCAGCCCGATCTCGTTGCCCTTGTCATCCGCAAAACGCATCATGGCGATTCTCGTCGTAGATACCGCCGCCTTGCTCAGCGCCAATGTGCCCTTATTAGAGTACGTACCAGCGCTCTTGTTCGGGCTCTTCGGGTGATCAGTCGCGCACAACACCTTACCATCGCTCCAGGTCGCCCCGCTGAATGCGTTGTTAAACACCCCCGCCGCGTCAATTTCCTGCTTCTGCTCCGCGCTGATCCCGCTGCGCCGCACAATGTCCTGAATGCGCCCATACTGGTCATTCAGCACCAGACGCTTCTCGATCACCAGCTCCACCGGATACTCCACGTGGGTATAGTTCTGGGTGTACAGCTGATCCAGATCCAGACGCCCCTTGCGTCCGCCCTTGGTGCTCTTGTACACGTCCCACGCATCCGGAGACATGCCGCCCATGCCGGTGCCGCGCTCCTCCGCCAGCTGACTATTGCGCACGCTGAACAGACGGCTGCGCAGGCTGGGGACTCGGCTCTGCCCCAGTTCAAAGTGGTGATAGATGATCGGCAGCAGAAGGCTGTTAAATTGTTCTTGTCTCAGCATCAGATTCCTCCTAGTTTGTCCAGTGTTCGCCGTGGTTAATCGCCACCAGCGTCCATTCATCCGCCGACGAATTCGCCACCACGACCACGTCCGCATTGCTGGAGGTCGTCACACCCATCGCGCCCGCGCTGCCAGTAATATCCAGCGTCGCACCAATCAATCGCGCATTGGCATCGTAAACGGCATACACCGCGTCCGCATCAGTAATCACTACCACCTG